ATCAACGAGACGACGACGGACAAGATTGTAGAGGGGGTTAAGAACAAGTTTATAATTGAAAATAAATACAATAGTAATCTTGAAATCAAAGGAAGTCTCGTTGTCAATTCGAACTTCGTTGTGAATAGTTTGGCATCGCTACGCAATAACGTGACGATTACAGGCGATGTTAATTTCACGGGCGAACTCTATAAAAACGGGATGCTTTACCCGAATGGCAAAACATACACGGGCAGTTCCTCGATATTATCACAATACAGTCCGATACAAACGCAATTCACAATGTATAAAAATGTAGTTGAGAAAAGCGGAAGCGGATGGCAGTTTATCGATAATAATACGGCGGTGATTGACGACAAGGTTCAGGGTTTCGGTGTTCGCATCAAGCCCAATCATTACTCGTCAAAAGTATTGATTAACTTGAATTGCCACATCGGTATCGACTATGGGACGGACGCGAGATGGTGGGGGCTTCGCTTGTATCGTCGGATAGGCGAAGCGGGTGCGTGGGAACATCTAACCGACGCAGACGGAGCGGACGGAGCGGACGGCGGCGGCACAGGAACGACCTGTTGGCTCTCCCACAATCTCGGTGCGGAGACAAGCACATCTTCGTATTTTATAGCGAATGTGAGCGGGGCTTACTATGACTTCCCTGAGACATCCGAAGAATACATTTATTATACTGTGAAATGGTGTTCGCTACTTGGCGACAATACGCAAGACGGCAAGTTATACTTGAATCGTCCCGCAGTCATCTATGCCTTAAATGCCCCGATTGTCTCGTCTTCGTGGAATGTCAGCGAAATATGGCAACTCGAAACTTCGTATTTCCCGAAAGGCGGTATCGTCACTAAATATACGCCGACGCAAACGCAGTTTAACATCTATAAAAATCTCGTTGAAAAGATGAGCGGCGGATGGCAATTCATAGACAACAATACGGCTGTGATTAACAATACGATTCAGGGTTTCTGCGTTCGCATTATGCCCAATCATTACACGTCGAAGGTATTGATAAACTTGAATTGCCACATTGGTATCGATTATGGGACGGATGCGAGATGGTGGGGGCTTCGCCTGTATCGCAAGATAGGCGAAATGGGCGATTGGGAACATCTAACCGACGCTGACGGGACGGGTATTAATTATAACGACGGGACGCCTTGTTGGCTCTCACACAATCTCGGTGCGGAGTCAAGCACCTACTCGTATTTTATAGCGAATGTGAGCGGGGCGTATTATGACTTCCCGAATACGATGGATACGTATGTCTATTATACGGTGAAATGGTGTTCGCATTTGGGCGATGTCGCCCAGAACGGCAAGTTATACTTGAATCGTCCAGCAACCTACAATACAGGGAACAGCGGGAACACTGCGATTTTATCGTCTTCGTGGAACGCACAAGAGATATGGCAGCGTGAAACCACGTTTATCCCGAAGAATGCGGTAATTTGCCAGAATATGTCGATACAGACGCTTTTTAATATCTATCGAAATATTGTCGTTAAAACTGGGTATGGATGGCAGTTTATCGATAATAATATTACGATTGTTAATGAAAAGATACAGGGCTTCTGTGTTCGCATTAAACCCACGCATCCTTCTTCGAAAGTCTTGGTTCATTTATCGTGCCACATTGGTATCGACTACGGGACGGACGCGAGATGGTGGGGGCTTCGCTTGTATCGCAAGATAGGCGAGGCGGGTGCGTGGGAACATCTAACAGGTGCGGATGGTAATTTAATCGACAACAAAGGAACTTCGTGTTGGCTCTCACACAATCTCGGGGCGGAGTCAAGCACATCCTCGTATTTCGTAGCGAATATATCAGGTTCGTTCTTTGATTTGCCAAACACGTCGAGCGATTTCGTGTATTACACGGCGAAATGGTCTTCGATATTGGGGGATAATTCGCACGAAGGCAAAATCTATCTAAATCGCCCTGCGACGTATAACGAGATGAATACTGAGAACACTGCGGTTCTTTCGTCGTCTTGGAACGCACAAGAAATATGGCAATTGGGAACGCCCTATGAGCCTACGGAGTATTCTATCATCAATATTTTTAATAATAATAATGTGGGGATAGGCACTACGAACCCCGTGTGTAAATTGGATGTCGATGGGACGATTAACGCGACGAACTATTCGACGATAAGTGATAGGCGATATAAAAAGGATATCCACGCGGTGGATAGTTCGCTCGGGATAATCAATCGGCTACGCCCTGTATCCTATTTGACAATCGCACAGGATGAAGGGGGAAAAAGGAATTACGGGTTTATCGCTCAGGATTTACACGAAGTGATTCCAGAGGCAGTTAATGTTCCCGCACAGGAGAATCATAATTATACGATTGAGTATATGTCGCTCATACCGCTTTTAACAAAGTCGATACAAGAGTTGTCTGAAAAAATAAATCGACAGCAGAAGACGATAGAGGATTTGACGGCGAGACTTTGTTAATACAAACCCATTCTATTCCATTCCTTTATATACTATATAATTCCTTTATATACTATACAATTCCTTTATATTCTATTTATTTTTTAATATTCTATATTAGATATAATGAGTGTTAAAAACGAGGATACTAAGGTGTCCGCTAATTTGCCATTTAAAATCGAAAAACTGCTATCAAAAACCGAGGCGTTAGTGTTGTTATGTAGCAAAGCGAGTGGATACTGGTCGATGATTAAGTTCGGATTTAATATACCCTTGGTTCTCACGTCGTCGGCGATGTGTATCATCAACAGTATTAGCGAGGATGCGAACGAAGTCAAGATACCGAATATCGTAGTGAATGCGATAAGCGTGTTAATTATTTCTTTAAATAATTCTATAAAAGCGAGTGAGAAATGCGATTTGTTCCGCCGTTTAGGGCAACAATTCCTATTATTAGCGGGGCAGATTGAGAACGACGATGAGATAACCGACAATGAGTTCAATTTATTGGCATTGAAATACGAGAACCTCGTGAATGACATTTTGTTTGAAGAAATACCCAACCGATTCAAAACGCAAGTGATTGAAAGTTTCAAAAATAGGCATCTGCCTCTACAACTGAATGGATGTAGCGGTAATAATAAACATTATGTATCACCCACCGCCACACATACGAACTCGGCGGAAATTGTGATACGACAGCAGAATGCGATGAACTCGTCGGTCTAATCCATATCTTCATCGACGTCGTCATATATATTATAATTATCATTGTCTTTGTTATTATAATCCTTGTCCTTCTCGGCATCCTTATACGCGTCATTAACGTCCCCCGCGACATCCGCTTCTGCTGCTTCCGCTCCATATCCCGCATCTCCCTCATTATTCGCCGCTCCCGCCGCTCCCGCTTCATTATTCGCTTTCATAATACCCGCCGCTTTCATTTGGCGACGGATTTCATTTTCTTCAATATCCAAGTTTTGATTCTCTTTTAGTTTTTTGTTTTTGTATTCTTCGCGTTTTTTGTTGATAAACACGTCGATTTCTTCGGGCGTCAAGAACTGATTGTATTTTCCATCTACAAAACTCTTTACATAGTCATAGAGTTTCTCGGCATTCTCTCGGATAAACTCCTTCGGTATGTTTTCAATCCCAGACAAATCGGGCGTATGGAGCGAATTACTTATCACCACTATATTGATTATATTCACGATGTCCGCTTCTTCTGTATCATATTTTTTATTTAAATGATAGAGATGCTTCATCATCTTCTTGATGTCTTTGATGGAACTCTTAATCTTCTCTTTTAATAACTCGTTCTCCTTGTATTTCGACGACGAATGGGCGTTCATATATATAATCCTGCGGATGTTGAGAAGCATCTCCTTGTAATTAATATGTCGGCAATTTAAAAAATCGAGGCTTATGTTATTTTTGACATTTTTGAGCCTCTTGATATTCTCGATAATATGCGATTTGACGCCGTCCATATCGTAGTTTATTAATTTGTCTATTAAATTACTCGGCAACAGGTCGGATATACCACGCATACTCTCTAACCACTCATCAACGCTATAATTCTTAAAATTATAAACAAACGGTGCTTTATTTACAAACTTGACGTGCTTGTTCTTTTCTTTCAGTTCTTTCACAAAGATGTCGCTATCGTCCCCGCTATCGATGTCTCCCTTGCCGCGTTCCTTGCGTTCCTTGCGTGGCGTAAATCGCGTATCCCTCACATTGCTAATTAAACTGGACTTCGAATACTGCTCTTTCATTTTGATGACATCGCTATCAAAGTCTGAGATATCATTAAAGTCGCCGTCTAACTTGCGAAGACAGCACCCTTGTATATATTTGTGTATTTTCTCAAACTTCGTATTGGCGTTTGGCGTATATAGCATTTTATCGATGTAATACCGCTCATCGTCCGTATATTTGCCTCGGTCGATAGAGCATTTATTCTTGCCATCCCCATTCTTCTTGCTAAGAAGTTCGCTCAATACCGCTGCATCCTTATTCTTATGCTCGTTCTCCACAATCGATTGAAGGTTCTTTCGCAAATCCTTCATATTTATGATATAATCATTATTATCTGTGTATTTAAAGAAGTCGCTTATGATTTCGATAATGTAATAGAGAAGTCCGCGTGTATTCAGTTTATCGAGGTGATTCGGGTTTAAGCGATTCATATCGAGCATTATATCGCCGTTCAATATTTTACATTGCGTTTCGACAATCCAGAAGCAAATCGCATTACAAAAGATAACATTCGTCGTCTCTATAAACTCGTTATTCACCATTTTAATTATACCCACGTGATTCTTATCGATACCCTCAGCCCCCGCTTTCACAGCCTTCTTATCGGTCTGTTTATACAAGATGTCTAAGATGTGAAACGGCGTCATTTCGGCATATTTCTTCGCAAACTTCGTGGCATCCTCTATGTTGTTTTTTTCAAACTCCTTCACGTAGTTTTGAAATCGCGTGGAAACGCTACGATATTTCGTAAATAAATAGGCGGATATTTCATCATAGTCAATCTCGATATTCGCGACATCATTAATTTTCTTAATCAATTCAAGAATGATTCTCAGCATCTCAATGAAACCCTTCTCATTCCTAAAATTGATATTTGCGATATATCGATTCAAGTCATATTGATTCGCGTTCGCGGCGGCGGCACCCGCACCAGCACCAGCGTTAGCAACGTCATCATTCACAAACCCTTTGTTTTCGTCATCAATGATATCGTCGGCATCTTGTATCCCTTCGTAGTCGTCTATGTTGTTCGCATCGCAAACCGCCTTGTTTTCCCTCTTCGATAGGACATACTTCTTTCCGTCCTTGTCGTAATCGAATATATGCTCTCGCGAATGGATAAAGGTATTCTTGACATTCTCGCAATCCTCTTTAATCATCTCGATATTCTCTTTGGCTTCTAATATGTCATTAATCGTCGTGAGCGTATGCTCCATATTAATCGTCTTGATGGATAGACGGAGGTCTTCGATAACCTCCTCGATTGAAACGGTGTTGTCGTTAATCTGCTTGATGATAC